GGCTGGCCCGCCTCGTCACGGACCTCGGCCGGCGTGTCCCACGGGACGAGGCGCCCATGCAGGCTGCCGGCCTCGTCGACGAGCGCGGGGGCCGACGCCCGGCGGGCGTGCACGACGAGGGGACGAACCGGCAGCTCAGCCAGCGCCCTCACATGAGTAGCTGAGGTGATGAGGGGTTGAGTGGCCATGGGGCCTCCGGTGGTCTAGGCGCCGGGGACGGCGTCGGTGAGCGTGGTCGTCGAGGGTTCGGGCGCCGGCGGGGTGTCGGGTTCGGGCAGGGGGTCGAGGCCCTCGAGGTCGCGGACCTCGTCGACGGTGAGCCAGGCCTCGCCGGCCAGTGCCGTGGAGTAGGCCTCGACCCGGCCGGCGAGGTCGGCGCGGAGGAGCTCGGTCGTGTCGAACCGGGTCCGTTGCCCTTGGGGGGTGAGGTCATCGAACGCGGCCTCGAACCGGTTCAGGTAGGCGCCGAGCCCGGTGGCCAGCCATCTCCTCATCTCGCCCTCGACCGTCGAATACGTGAGGCTGTCACCACTGGCCACGTTCACGAGGGAGGGGGGCATGAGGAACGCCCGGGCGATCTCGGCGTTCGCTACGGCGATCGACTCGACGAGCTGGGCCTCGACCGCGGACGACCCGATCGAGGAGACCTTGCCGTCCTGGTCGACGACGGCGGGTTCGTGGCGGCCGGCCATCGACTCGATGATCTGCTGCTTGATGGCCTGGGCCTGCCCGGGCGCCAGGCGCTGGGCGACCTCGACGATCAGGCTCGGGAACCCCGTCTCCCAATACGAGCCCGCCATGGAGAACAGTTCCCCGAACAGGCGGAGGGGTTCGGCGCAGGCGTCGAGGGGGGCCTCGCCCAGGGACCCGGCGCGCTCGACCCGGTAGGGGATCCACATCACGTCGAGGCCGGGGGTGAGCTCCTCGCCGTTGTGCCACACCGTGTCGAGGCCCCCGGACACGGGATCCCACACCGGTGACGCCGAGGACGGGTCGAGGACGCGGACCGCCGCGGGGTTCCCGGCCGCGGTCCAGTCGGTCACCCGGAGGAACGTGTAGCCCCAGCGGGTGAGGTTGTTGGTCATGCGGTGGAACGTGAGCCACCGGTACTCACCGGGGTTGGGGCGCAGGGTGAGGGTGGGCTGGCGGGGGAGCGGCCGGCGTCCCCGCAGGGTCACGAGGGGGAGCTGGCCGAGGGTGTCGGCCAGGAGGCCCCGGCAGGCCACGACGACGGGGAGCGAGTAGGGGTCGAGGAGCTCGTAGCCCCGGGCCCGTTGGGCGAGCACGGCGGCGATGGCCGCCTCGACGGGGTTCATCGAAGGTGCCGGGCCGGTCAACGGTGCCCGGCCCGGCGCGCCCGCGGCAGGCGACGGCGGTAGCGACGGTGGCGGTGGGAGCGACCGCAGGAAGCGGCGGGATCGCGCCATGGCACGCACCATGACGTAACCGAATGGTCCCGTCTACCGGCCCCTGTGGCCGCCTACGGGCCGGGTGGGGGCCGAGACGGTGGATCGTGCCCGCCTCGGCCCCCGGGGCATTGGACGGCCCTGTGTAACACACGGTGTTGTCACGTCATGGGCTAGGTGATCGTGGGGGGTGTTCTCGTGCGGTCCGTGTAGGCCCACAGGGCGAGGGCGCCGGCGAGCATCGGGAGGGCCTCGGGCTGGCGGCGGTCGTAGAGCCAGCCGCCGCCGGCGGCCCGGCGGCGGGCGGCGGCGACGGCGGTGGTGAGCCGGTCGTCGTCGCGATGCGTGACGGCGCCGGCGAGGACGAGGTCGTGCCAGTGCCCGGAGGCGGCGGCGACCTCGCGGGTGTTGAGCGGGGCGGTGGCGGCGGGGAGCTCGTCGAGGGCCCGCCGGCTGGCGGCCACGGGCCCGCCGGCGTCCCAGGCGACGGCGAGGGGGTGGTGGCGCTCACAGAGCTCGGTGAGGCGCTCCTCGAGCCACGGGCCATGGGGGCGGTCGTCGACGACCTCGACGACCAGGCGGCCGGCCCCGTCGGTACCCGCCGCGGTGATGACCGTGCGGTCGCGCTCGAGGGTCGTCTCGACGGCGAACGCCGGCCACCCCTCGAGCGTCGCGGCCGGGTCGGTGGAGGCGGCCCAGGCGTCGACGAGCTCGTGATCGACCCGGGCGCTCGGCCAGACGCCCAGGTACTCGGACGCGAACGTGTCGGGGGTCATGAGCTGGTGGTCGGTGCGCAGGGCGTCGATGAGCACGTGGTGGCCCAGGCCCGGGTGCGCGGCCCACCACGTGGCCTCGTCGTCGAGGTCCGCCCCGTCGGGGGCGCCGTACTCGACGTAACAGATCCCCCGGTCACGCTCCTCGGCGACGGCCTGGCGGCCGGCGTCGCGCCAGCGGATCAACCACTCGGAGTCGGAGTCGCCGCTCGAGGACGTGACCCAGAACTGGCCGCCGGCGCCGGTGGCCAACGTGGGGAGGGCGCCGGCCTCGACGGCGAGGCCCTGGCCGAGAGTGAACTCGCGGGCCTCGTCGACCATCACGAGGTTCGCGGCGAGCGAGCGCATGGCGTCGCCGTCGGGTGGCAGGAGCCGCAGGGCGGAACGGGTGTGGCGCCACGTCATGGATTCGGATCCGTTCGCCCGCCGCGTGGCCACGAACCGGTCGAGCGCGCTCTCGTTGACCCACGGGAGCCAGTCGTCGCGCCACATCGCTGCCGCGGTCTCCCGGCGGTGGGAGGCGTAGCAGGCCCGCCGTCCCCGGCCACGGCGGCCGGCGTCGAGGCCCTCGGCCAGCAGCAGCACCGACTTCCCGGCCCGCCTCGGCGCGATGAGCACCACCCTCGAGTAGGCGAGGCGGCCGTCGGGGAGGAGCTCGCCGGCGACATCGGCGACGGCGCGCTGCCAGGGAGCGAGGGGCCGGCCGAGGAGCGCGGCGATCCGGGCGGCGCCGGCGCCCCTACTCGGACGGTCGCGGCGGGGTGTCGAGGTCCTCGGCGAACAGGTCGGCGAGATCGGCGAGGTCGTCGCCGGGGTCACGGTTCACGAGGGTGTCGAGGACGGTGGCGTACCGGCCGATGAGCGTGGCCCTCGTGTAGCGGGATTCCTCGGTGTCCCAGCACGCCGCGTCGAGCTCGTCGGCCGCCACCCGGGCCAGGGCGAGCAGTCCCGCGTCGATCGCTTCCAATCGGCCCGTATCCCGCATGGCTCGAACGGTTTCGTCCAATCCTCGACGGATTCGACCGGTTCTGCGTCGTGTGACGGTGCCCGGGAGGCGTAGCTGGGAGCTCATGTAACAGAACGCTCAGGGTTACGTGATGGGGACGGAGAGAGATTTTCGACGGAGGCAGCGGTCGGTAGGCCCCTCCCCAAAAGTCGCGGCGACAAGCGACCCACGATCTCACCCCTTGATCCGGATGAACGCCTGTCGATCGCCGGTCCGCCACTCCAGGGTGATCCCGCACCGATCGGCAGCGTTCATGGCGCCCTGCCTGCCGTTCGTCTTCGTGCCCCACGCCGCGGTCGCGTTGATCCATCGCCCGGTCAACCCCTGCCCGATGATCTGCTCGAACCGGCGCTGCCAGCTACCACGCCCGACCTTCTCAGGTGGGGGATCGTCGGTCACGAACCGGGCCAGCTCGTCCATCACCACGCCCTCGAGGTAGCGGCGGGCCGCTGGGTACGGCGGGCCAGGCGGGACCCGGTGCTGTAGTTGCAATGGCTGCAGCTAGGACGTAGCTCACAGCATCGGGTCCCGGCCCGGTGAGCGTGACGGGCCAATGGTGGCACGTGATCGACGGTGGTCGCTCGCCGATGGCAACCGCGCCAGCACAGGACGGGGCCGAGCTTGAGCGTGGCCAGGAGCGCCCGGTGCTCGGGCTCGTCGTAGGGCCTCATCGGGGGCGAGCCTCGAGGCGCTCGGCGGCCGACGTCTCGAACACCTCGACGACGTGCTCGGCGTGCGAGGCGCCGAGCACCCCCCAGCCACAAGCGCACACCCCGGTGTATGGCGGGTCCTCGACGCGCTGGTGATACACGAGCACTTCGACGAGGCAGGCCCGCTCGGCCGGGGTCAACACGTCGGCCATCAGAGCACGCGGCCCTTGACCTTGACCTCGACGACGTCGCGGCCGGCGAGGAGCGGGGTGAGGCCCTCGTGGCGGGTGCGTTCGCGGTAGGCCCGGATGTACCGCGTGTTGGCCTGGCAGCAGGCCGAGCACCGGCAGGGGGCCCGCTGCAGGTTGTACCGCGCTCGGGTGCCGTGGGCGGGGGCGGGGTCCGGCGATGAGCCGCGGGGCACGGGGACGATCGTATTGCCGCGCACTGACACCGAACGGGGATGCGGGCCCGGCAACGACGGGACCGGCACCGCCGTGCCGGCCCGCTCGCGGGCCCGGCGCACCGCCGTTCGGGCCTCGGCGATCGCCTGGCCCCGCAGATCGAACAACCCATCCTGAGCCACGGCTGCAGGTTACCCAGGGTGGTTACCCACATGCCTCTTGCTGGAACGCGCGACTACCGCGGATGTCTTCTCTCTTGTCTTCTCCCCTGTCTTCTCTCTTAGAGGGGTGCCCCAGCACCCCTACCTGGGGGTGCCCCAGCACCCCTACCTGGGGGTGCCCCAGCACCCCTACCTCGACGGCCCTGGGGACGGCGGCGGCCGGTCGCTCAGCGGGGCGGCCATGCCCGGGATCACGTAGACGAACCGGCGGCCGTAGACGTCGTCGACGGGCCGGCGCCAGAACAGGAGCGCGGCCTCGAGGTCGCGGACGTCGCGCCGCACCCCGGACCGGTCGCGGCCGAGCTCGTCGGCCAGGCCGGCGACGGTGAGGACATTCGGGTGCACCTCGCCGTATTGGTTCGCGGCGAGGGCCAGCTCGGTCATGACGTCGAGGTGCCGCGCCGTGAAGGGGTGCGAGCGGCCGTCGCGGCCGCGGTAGGTGCCGGCGCGCACGGCGGCGCGCACGGCGCGGATGCGGGCTTGGGGGACCCGGTGGTTGTTCTCGCCGAGCTTGAGCTGCTCGGCGGTGGGCAACGGGTCCGGCGCGAGGCCGCCCTTGTGGAGACGGAGCCGTGCTGTTCTAGAGTGCACGCGAGGTCACCTGCTTCCTCTTGGTCG